GTTCGCGGACTTTTTGTTCGATCCGTTCGATGAGGGTCTTGATGGATTACTCTCTAGCTTTTTGGACACACTTCGTAGAATGGCCGCAGAAGCTTTATCTGCAGAGGTATTTAAAATATTGGGAGATGGGTTTAGTTCGCTCACCGGGGGTGGCGGGGGCGGCGGTGGCTTCGACCTTGCCGGGTTTTTTGGGGGTCTTTTCACCGCCCAATCGGGGGGAGACTTTCCTGGTGGGCGACCTATTCTTGTCGGTGAAGAAGGACCAGAGATTATACAGCCACGAGGTCCTACTACGATTACACCGAATGGTGGCATGGGACAAATGGCTGCACCTGAAGTGGTAGTTCCTGTTAGTATTACGAACATCACTGATCCGTCCGCGATAGTGTCCGCTATTGAAAGTAGTAGTGGACAGCAGGCAATTGTGAATGCAATCGCGCAAAATCCTGACGCAATTAAGAGGGCTTTGAATTAATGGCTTTTGAAACTGGTACTGCCACAGACTATTTAGACCTACTAAATAAATTGAAACTTTTCATGACGGGAGCCAATTCGCCCACTAGTGGATTAGAATGGGTAGTCATCAAAGAAAACAGCACGTTTAATTCTCCCCAAAATCAAATACCTGACGGTAGTGGAGCAATTAAAACTGCGGCCAATAATGATCAAGATCATACGGAGATTATTTTCCGCGGAACAGGTGGTGTATCTCCCGAGCAGAATATCTATTTTGGAATACAGACGTTAGGTCTCGCCGTCTCTGGTTATTTCAATTGGCAGATGAGAGGGCTCACGGGACTCTTAGATACATCTCCTGAAACTGATTTTTTAGATCAACCAGGTATAAGTCCACCAGCTTATTTAACACTTCAAAATACAATTATGACATATTGGTTTGTCGGTAATGATCGTCATGTCAAGGGAACCGTTAAAACCGGCACCGCCTTTCAGCATTTTTATCTTGGTTTCCTCAACACCTTTTCCACTGTAACTGAATACCCCTACCCGCTTGCCGTATGCGGAACCGCTGAACTTGAACAAAGGATATTCAGTCAAAATTCAATCAATTTAGCGGCTTCAGTAATTAACGGTGGGGGTAACTCTGTTACAATCCTACCACCTGGCGATGCCTTTCCAACTAACGAAGCATCAGGTTGGGTTCGATTTACAGACGGTAATTGGTATGGTATAAAGAACATGCGTCAGCAGGGAGCCATAGAATCCGTATTAATGAACGGCGGTGGGATAGCTCATGTTTGGCCGCTAGGTCAAACGGTTGCCTCTCTCGCCCCGGATGAAAATGCAATATCTGCCGGTGACTCTTTTGGTTCTATACACACCGTCACCACGCCGGGAAATGATGCACAGTCTAATCTGGTGCCAAGCCCAGGATCTCCTCAACTGACGACTCTTTGGCCTTTAACTGTTCATTTACTCGATTCAATGAATATTCTTGGTGAATTTGATGGATTATATTGGCTCACCGCAACGGGTGGAATTACTAGTGAGGATACAATCACAGATTTTGGTGAGAGCCCAGAGGTTGTTCATACGATATTTCAAAATGTATGGCGAACTGACCCCTGGATGTTTTTAGCGTTAAGGCACGAGGCATAACTGATGTCATTTGTAACTGGTAGCGCAACGGATATTGAAGATCTTTTAGATCAATGGTTTGATTTTCTTTTGGCTAATGGATGGACTGCGGACATTGATTACACTGTCCCTGGACAGAGCCCAAATTTTGGTGTCATTAATAGAAAACAAGATTTAGCTTCACCACTAGGAAGTGATCCTTTAAATGAAGTGATCCTACATTGCGGATTCTCTGTGAATAATGCAGTGATCTTCAGTGGTGCGGCTACGGATAATTTATTCATGGTCCCAATGCGCGATTACGTTGGTAGTGGTGATCCTGGATTGAACGCGATATTTGGATCTAACTCGCCTGCCATTTCAACTACCACTAGTGGCGTTGGTTGGATATTTTCTAATTTTCCCACCCAGCCATTTGAGCAACATTGGTTCTTTGAGAGTGACTTCTATGCCCATGCCGTAGTTGAATACTCCAGTGGATTTTATCGTCATTTTGGGTTAGGCCAATTAAATAAGACAGGCAAGTATTTTGGTGGTGAATATTACTACGGTAGTTTCATTAATCGTCAGGTTTCTGTGATAGACTCTGTGTTAAGCGGGCAGAATAACATTGGAATGGATGGTAACGTCTTCGGTGGTGAGGCCCAAGCAAAAGTTTTTGCGCAGGATTTAGATAAAACTGGACTCACTGATTGGAAAGGACGTCAGTCACCCGAGTCGGGTTGGTTTAATGCCAATCAATTTGTCCTTACTGTTGATGGAGATGACGGTAACCTTGGAGATCGTGGTACATTCATAACACAAGGACCACGCAGAGGCTATCATTATCCTCTTTACTATTCTGGCCAATCAGCTTTCAATGGTCATCGCCCAATGTATCCACAGTACGTTTTCACTAAATTTCAGTCCACCCCAGATCGTGTTCAATTGCTCGGTTCTGTCCCTGATCAGAGAGTTATGTCATTGGAACAGGGTTTATCTCCGAAAGATGAATTTACTATTGGATCGGATACTTGGATTGTTTTTCCTGTCACTAGAAAGAGACCAATCGCTGTACTCGATGACACTGAACAATCCTTAAGCTTTGGTATCGCCTATAAGAAGGTCCCTTGATATGGCCGCCCGCAATGGTTTTAGGATATTAGACAGTATTGTCCCGTTTGTCCGTGGGTTTGAAGAAGAAAATGATATAGGAGGGGGTGGCGGGTCACCGGTGATCCAGAGAGGTGAAATTTCAAACCTCCTTTTCGATGGGGGTGGTGCCATTCAATTACCCGTCTTACAATCCAAACCAACCCTTATGGATGAATACGTCGCTGGAGATGATCGAGGTGAAGTTTTACCTATAGTTATTAATGACGGTATAAGTACCCGGCAGGCGCGCGGCGCTGGAGGTACAGGGCGATTCGATAATTTAGGAAGCGGACCGATAGATGGAAAGGGATTAGGATTTGATTATTTCGAGAATATATTTCTTCAACCAATCAAGCTGGCCTTAGGAAATGTCGTCAGTGATGTCATTAGTGAAGTTATAATCCTAAATACTTTCAGACGTACCGATCACACAATAGTTACCATCGTTAATAATGCAGGTGCTGGTATATCAGTTTCAGGGGGAACTCCACCTTTACCTTTGAAAGCTTTTGTTTCAAAGATTTTTACGATAACAGTGACTACAGATGGTCCTCCTACTATTAACGGCACTATTGATTTCAATACTAATCTATATACCCTGGTCTTAACCATAACTGGTACACGGATTATAATTTTTCAGTATCCACCTGAAGGCGCTTTAGAAGAAAAGCTACAATGGTTGACTGATGTTATTCGTGTAGCAGATGGTTCTGAGCAACGACACTCTATCCGTGTCAATCCACGGATCAGTGTTAATTATGATGTGAACGCGACCTCAAGGTTGGATGTCAACGGTATTCGTAATCTTCTTATCGATTGGACATCAAGAGTCTTTGGGGTTCCCCTATGGTGGTTTGAAAGAATATTAGTCGCAGATGTTGCGGCTCTGGATACGACAGTGTTCCTGAATGTAGGTGCCACACTTTATGCGGACTTTCGGGCGGGTGGCCTTGGGATGGTTTACCAAGAAGATGAAGATGGGATAAGAACATTTGATGTTCTTGGAATTGCGTCAGTCAACGGACCAGACTCTAGTCCTGAAACTGTTGCTAATTCGGTCACGTTCCTTACGCCAATCCAAAATTCGTATGATGCTGATAAAGCGACAGTGGTTCCGGTTGTGGCTGGCGTACTGGCCCAAGCTGGCAGTCAGACTACTCCACGAGCAGGTGACACAAGTAGTTATTCATTACAATTCGATTTGCAAGATAATGATGAAGCTACGGTTCCCCCATTTATTGAGTCGGGCTTATATCCCGAGCTTGATGATTTCAGTGGCGTTGCTACAACGGTAATGACTGATTTAAACTTTATGGCTGGAAATTCAATTAGTGAAAAATGGCAGTTAAAACTCCAGCGTATTGATTTTGACATCACTAAATTCACTCAATTAACGCAAGAAGTTGCCGCAAGGCGTTCTATGCCTTTTATGTGGATGCCAGAAGACTCACAGACCGAGTGGCAGTTGAGGTCGTTGTTATATTTCTTGCGAGGCAAATGGGAAAGGCTTTGGGTACCTACTTGGCGAGATGACTTCATTGTTAATCTCAACGTCGGAATTGGGGCGGTTGCTATTAATGTTGAAAATCAAGGGTACGCGGCATTTGTGGATGGCCAAGAACCGTGGGCTGGTTTGCGTTTGAGAAAAACTGATGGAAGTGTAAGCTATCATCGAATAACAGCCGCCGCAGAACTCGATGAGATAACTGAAAGAATAACCTTTGAGCCGCTTACTACATTCGCTATGACTATAGAGGAAGTTGAACAAGTTGATCTATTAATACTGATGCGCCAAAGTAAGGATGACATAACCTTTGTTCATAATTGGCATGATGCTGACACTGAAGAATTAGATACTGCTATTAGTACGGTATTTATCGGAGACTTGAGAACATAATGGCAGATTTTGATACGCTTGAAGAAGGGCCGCTATCCAGACCAGCAGACCTGTATAGATTTAGTTTCGGGACCGAAACTTTTCTTTTTACTAGTGCGAATGAAACTATAAGCTTTGTGGGCACTGATTATGAGCCGTTGGAAATAAAACGGTCGTCAGCTCAGCTTAACCCGAGGGAGAGGCGAAGCACTAATATACAATTGGACGCACCAGCAGACGCACGACCCTTCTCAGACTTTATTGGTATTCAACCAGCATTGCGGCTGGAGTTAACTATCGATCGTATCCAACTTGATGAAAAAATTGATCCTTCTCCTTTGGACACGTCACCGCAGCCCTTACCTATACCCACTGTCGCTTTTCGCTTATTTGAAGGGTATGTGACAAGTATCGCTTTCAAAGGTCGAATTTGTATGATAGACTTGAGCCCCTTCACAAATCAATTTGCTCGTGAAGTTCCCAGGTTTAAATATCATTCACCTTGTAATCATGTTTTGTATGATACTCAATGCGGGGTGCAGCAAAGTTTATTTACTCAGGCGGGAGTTGTGACAGCCGCCGTTGGAAATACCATTACAGTAACTGGTTTCACTGGAACAGCCTTTACAGCTGGGTTTGTTCAAAATGCGGCGGGTACTGATTTTAGAATGATAATTGAACAGGTGGCTGATGTGTTTACATTACTTCTTCCATTCCGTGAGATACTAGGTGAAACTGTTGATGCCTTCCAGGGTTGTGACCATACCGTAGTGACTTGTCGTGATAAATTTAATGCGGTTCCACAATTTGGTGGTTTTCCACTAGTGCCTGGAACCAATCCTTTCAACCAAAGCCAGTTTGTGAAGACTTGATATGGGATTCTGGATTACCCTTTTAATAAATATTGCCATTACCCTACTCTCAGAGCTCCTGAGACCTAAACCAAATATTGAAGGGGCCAAACCTGCGAGCTTAGGTGATTTTAATTTCCCTACTGCCCAAGAGGGTCGTGCCATTCCTCTTATTTGGGGAACGGTTCGCTTGAATGGACCTAATATTATATGGTATGGAGATCTTAGAACAGATGCAATAACTGAGAAAGTGAAGACGGGGTTGTTTAGTTCTTCAAGGGTTGTAGTAGGCCATAAATATTATATCGGTATTGATATGGGTCTTTGCCGAGGTGACTTCAGTACCTCATCACCGGATTTAGATGAAGGGATACGTCGTATTTGGGTAGATGACGAAATTCTACGAGACGAGTCTGCCGGCTTTGTCCAAGAAGGCTTGATATCAATTGATGAAGAAAACTTTTTTGGAGAGGATAGTGGAGGTATAGTCGGTGACTTCAGGGTTCATCCTGGATCGATACCACAGCTTCCAAATTCCTATATGACCGGCTTATCTGAGATTGACGCGACCCTTCTACCTGGTTATATCGGAACGGCTCACATCGTTATGGAACAAGTATTTATCGGTAATGCCCCAAACCTTAGACCCTTTGCATTTGAAATTAGAAGAATACCAAGGGCCCTTGGCCTACCGACATCTGACGCTTTAGTCAATGGCAATGAGGCAAATCCCGCCGCTGTCATTTACGAGATTTTTACCAATCCTGAATGGGGGTTGGGATTCACTAACGTTGACGAAGTACAAATGAGATCGGTTGCGGCGGTACTGGCTGCTGAAGGAAACGGTTATGCTCGAGTTTTAGATAACCCCTTAACAGCCGTTGATTTACTACAAGAGATTGAACAACAAATCGATGGAATTCTGCTACAAGATCCCACTACCAAAGAATGGCAAATCAAACTAGTTCGTGAAACAGATTTTCCATCTCCACTTGATAGTTTGCCCTTGTTTGATGAATCCAATGTGTTAAGTCTTGAATTTTCTCGTGGTACTTGGGCTGAAACAACTAATCAAGTTAAGGTCCAATATACAGATAAAGATAAAAATTTCCAACCTGCTTTTGCTGTCGCCCAGGATATGGCAAATAAGATAATTCAAGATGATGAGGATGTAATATCGACAGCGGTTTATCCGGGCGTACAGAACAGAACACTAGCCAATACACTAGCATGGCGTGATCTTCGTACCCTGTCCTATCCCATCGCTAAAGGAAAAATTAAAGCTGACCGCAGTAATTATGCTGTCTTGCCTGGTGACCTTATTCGGGTGACGTGGCCACCTTACGGTATTACATTGCTGGCAATGAGGGTAAACAAGATTCAATTAGGCTCCGCAGATGCTAATGAAATAATTTATGACGTTGTAGAGGATATATTTCGAACAGAAGTTCCATCTTACAGTGACCCGCAAGATTCCCTATGGGTTAAACCTGTTCAAACGCCAGATGGTCCGTTAGATGCTCGAGTCGTAGCATTGCCAATCGGTTACCAGACAACGGGTGATGTTCAGCAATACGGGTTGGTTGCGGTTCGTAATGGGAGTCTTCAATTAAGCTACGATGTTTATATAAAAGAAAGTGGTGGATTCCCTCCTTCTCAAACTCGACCTGGTCATACGCTAGAGCAAACTCAGGTGCCGTATACTCCTTCTGCCCTTTTGGATGGCGCTCTTGATACCGCAGTTGGGTCTCCCATAAATTATAATAATGACGTTATCTTCATTAATGCTGGTATTGATATCGCAGATGTTGATAGGTCTGCGATACTTAGTGATCTTGATCTTATAAGCGGACCTGAAAATCTAGTTTTAATTGATGAAGAACTTGTCTTTTTTGAAACCATCGTAGATTTAGGTGGTGGCGACTTTCGATTGGATGCTGTCCGCCGTGGTATGCTTGATACTGCGGTTGTTGAACATTCAGATGGTACTAGGTTGTGGTTCATTACTTATGGTATTGGTCTAGTACAGACTGTCCTTGACCCAGCGACAGCAGGGTTTAACATCTTTTTCATGCCTAACAGCACGGAAGGAAGTTCTGGCGCTCCAGACTCTGGAGACTTCAGTCCTGAAGTCGGTATTAATGCAATCCAAGAAGTTGTCAATAGATTTGAAGGAGCTTCCGCAGCTATTAATCCGAAAATCGATGGTGTTCGATTCCCTAACGTCGTTACCGCTAGTAATGATTTTATATGTTCATGGTTTAATCGTTTGAACACATCACCTCTTGGTAGTCCCGCAGGTACAAATACGGGAACCCACGAAGATGTAAACGAAGATCCAGGGGCGGGTATCACATATACCGTTCGTGTCTTCCACACGGGAGTGAGTCCGCGGGTACTTGTATTCACTGCGGCTAGCATTCCTGTCTTCCCGTCTCCAATAACATCCCCAGAAAGTTCCTTTGTCCAAGTGAATAATTTTGAGGTTCCTTTTTCGCCAGATGTAAGTCCGGTTCCTTCACCCCACCCGTTTGCAAGGACTTACACCCTTGAACTTGAATCAGTTAAAAATGGGTATGTCAGTGAACTATGGTCGGTAGACTTCGAGGTGGTATAATTATGAAACAAAACCTGACAGGTTTAGTGGTAAGCTCTTGCCCAAATTTTAAATGGTATGAGGTTTGGAAGTCCGAAACTGCATCGAGACTTGAGCTCGATAATGAAAGTGAGGATGAAATAATTCAAAAGAATGCGCAGCTATTGACCCATCTTATACTCCAACCCTTACGGAATGAATTTGGTCCAGTCAAAATTAACTCATGGTGTCGTCTTGAGCCTCTTGAAAAAGTGATAGCGTGGAAGGGCTTTGAAAATTGGTGCGTTAAAGAAGAACTGGAAGTCAACGATGAATCGTGGGATAAATACTTCGCCCGTAAAAGTCATCCACGAGGACAGGCGGCAGACATTGAAATATCTGATATGACAAATGATGATCTATTCGCTTGGGTCAGTGAGACTATGGATTTCGATCAATGTATAAGAGAATTTCCTGTCAAGGGAGTTGCAGACTCTGGTTGGGTCCATGTATCATATTCAAGTGAAAGAAATCGAAGACAAGCTTTTACCCTTGGAGCTAAATGAACAACGGCGACTGGATCAAGAAGTATCGAGTTTTCCCTAGGCTGTTCGCAGTCTTCTACTTGTACGTTATGTGGCAAGTGGTGAGCTGGGCGATGCTCCTGGTGGAGATGAGTAACGCACAGGCAGCGTTCGTGGCTTCGGTTGTGACTGCTGCGGCTGCGTTTTTCAAGTTCTATGTGGAGACTGGCAATACCGAGGAATGAAAACTAATGAAAAAAGGTAACGCAATCGTCATAGATTATACGGGAGGTCATGATGTCATTAAAAGTCAGCGCCGTGATAGGCGTCGTCGCGCTGGGAATAGGATTCACCGGAGGCTGGAAAGTCAACGGTTGGCGGCTGGGGGAACAGATAGCGGACGAGAAGGCAGCGGTCCATCAAGCGTTCGAGACAAAACGGACTGAACTATTTGCCGAGTTTACGGTACAGAGAGAAAAGGACGTAACTGCGAGATTGGCTCTCTCTCAGGATTTAAGGAAATCCCAAGCACGTGAGGCGGGTTTACTAAAAGAAGTGGAGACTCTGCAATTGTCAAAGAGTGATCCACTAATCGTAGTAGAGACAGTGGTGGAAACTATCACGGAGGTAGTGGAAGGTGAATGTATCGCGACTGATATCGTTATTGCCAATCCTTTCAGTAACGATTTTGTACGGCTGTGGAACGAAAGCGCCAGTGGTACTAGCGCCGGAAATACCGAGTAGAGGCAAACCTCTCGAAGCGATGTTTCCTTGCGGCTCACTTCCACCCCTCCCTATCGTAATTGTGGATATGAATACCGAGGAGGCTTTGAAGACAGTTCTCCAAAATAAAATCGCTGCTGATGGCATCTACCGTGAGTGCGCTTTACGGCATGAAGGATTGGTGGATTGGATTGATAAGGAATAATCTGCGGGCGCTTATAAGTAAACTGTTTTTCCAATTATATTTCCATATCCATTTAATACTATTCAAATATTTTGGGTTTACAGCTTACAAATATCGCAATCTAGCGTGGGGCTCTGCGTGATTTCTTGGGCGCGGGTGAGGCAGATGCCGCAAATAGTATTGCTTGAGTTTCCTGTTTGCGCGAAAAACAGTTTACTTATATACTGCCGCACAACATAGGAAAGGAAAAAGAGAATGAGTACAGAAAGGCAGGTACTGCAAGAAGACTATATTTGGAAGACCGATCCTTACGACCACCAGCGTGAAGTATTCCTGCGGTCAAGGCATTTATCTGAGTTCGCTTTGCTCATGGGAATGGGCACAGGTAAAACGAAGGTTTCTCTTGATACTGCGGCTTACAACTATCAACACGGCACGATAGACTTTCTTGTGGTAATTGCTCCTAACGGGGTTCACCGTAATTGGGTGTCGCGCGAGATTCCCGCTCATTTGCCTGAATGGACCAACTATCGGGCGGCAGTATGGGCTAGTTACATGAAAAAGAAAGAGAATCAAGAGGTCGAAGATCTATTTGATTTAGAATTTACAGGGCTCAGGATCCTTGCATTGAATATTGAAGCGTTCAAAGACAGTACCACTTGCAAAGCAGCCAGGATAGTTAGAAAGATTTGTAATGCATTTAAAGTGATGATGGTTATCGATGAATCCTCAAAGATTAAAACTCCCGGTGCCAAACGAACCAAGGCATTGATAACTCTTGGCAAACATGCTACCCTCCGTCGTATATTGACGGGCACTCCTGTCACTAATAGCCCGTTAGATATATTTTCTCAATTCAGATTTTTAGGTAGTGCGCTGGGGTTTGATAATTTCTATTCCTTTAAGCATTATTTCGCAGAGTGGGAACAAGAGAAGAATTGGAAAACAGGCCAACGGTATGAAGTTTGTAAAGGGTTTAGGAACCTAAATGAATTGACAGACATCATTGACGAGCATGGATACCGGATCACAAAAGAAGAATGCCTTGACCTGCCAGACAAGATTTACCAAACTCGATACGTGGAGTTGAGCACTAAACAACGAAAAGCTTACAATGATATCGCTGAGCGTTCATTAATAGAGCTCGAAGATGGAGAAGAGTTGTCAGTGGCAAATGTATTGACGAGGGCATTGCGGCTCCAGCAAATTGTAGGAGGGTTTCTACCTAAAGAAGAGTTTGCGCCGGCCATGGCGATAGAAGATAAAAATAGTCGTATCGATTGTTTAATGGATATACTTGAAGAGGCGGAAGGCAAGATCATTATCTGGGCTCGCTTCCGTGCAGAGTTGGCAGCGATTGAGGATGCGGTACGAAAGGAATATGGAAGAGAATCAATCGTTAGTTATCACGGTGGAGTAAGCAGGGAAGATCGTGAAATAAGTATGGATACCTTCCAAGATCCGAATAGCGTTGTTCGGTATTTTGTAGGCCAACAACATAGTGGTGGGTATGGTCTCACACTTCATGCGGCTACAACCGTGATCTACTTCTCCAATGACTTTAGTCTGGAGGCTCGTCTACAGAGTGAGGATAGGGCACATAGAATTGGCCAACATCACCCAGTTCTTTATATCGACCTGGAATGCCTGGGAACCATAGATACAAAGATAATTCACGCCTTACGAGATAAGAAAAGCTTGGCCGACCTCATTACGCGAGATTCAGTTAGATTGTTACTTGCACGAGCGGCGTAAATGCAGTAATTTACATTATTGGAAAGGAGTTAAACTTGATGGGTAAAGTTTTTGTCGTACAGTTGCCAAGGCGTCGTAATCCTCAAACGGGAGAGTTTGAAGAGTATGATATAAGCATCGCCAGCGTCTATGGTACATTGCAACCACCCTTGTTTGGACGCAAAGGAGCTGAGTTCACGACTGTGCCAGCGGTACATAAAATCCGCTCTGAATTAAAAGACTATTGTGATGATGATTCTATCCTCGCATTAGGAGACCCCGCTGCGATCGCTGTCACTGCCTGCGTGGCAGCGGATATGAACCGTGGTTACTTTTCCATGCTGCGATGGGATGGACGAACAAGACAGTATGTTAAATTAGATTTTAGCACCCGACCCTAGAAAGGAGATAAAAATGCCAGAACTTGATACCTCTGAATTAGAAAACCTTGCGCCTACTGACGAACAGTTAAACACAGTCAGCCGGATCGCCGATCAACAATTAGCATTGGAACTTGATATAGAGCAATTGTCCGCTGAACTTAGAACTAAAAAGAATCTCCATATCCAAGTGTCGCAGGAAAATTTACCTGACGCTATGTCAGCGATGGGCCTGAGTTCTTTCACTTTAAAGAATGGTGCTTCCATTAATATTAAAAAGGGAGTGGATGCGAGTATCCGTATCGCTGACAAACCACAAGCTTACGATTGGCTTCGGCAAAATGGGCACGGAGCTATTATCAAAAATGAATTTAAAGTTCCGTTTGGTGCAGGGCAAGACGAGCAAGCAGAAAAGCTTGATACATTCCTGCACCAGATTGATGCAGATTTTAATGCCGCTATTTCCATCCATACTCAAACCTTACGAGCTTGGGCTAGAACACAATTGGAGGAGGGCAACCCAATACCGGAAACCATCAAAGTATACGAATACTCTGTGGCAAAGGTAACACCGCCGAGGGGCTGACGGCGACACTTCAGTCCAACCAAAGAGGTTACACCCATGACAAAGAAAGCAGTAGCTACCAAAGCGGCGCAAGCGCTCGCTTTACCCGAGGATCTAATTGTTCCTGAAGGGGCAGGTCTGGAGGAAGCAGATCGAGATTCATACGCGATCCCTTTCCTTTCAATATTACAGAAAACTAGTCCACAAGCAGACCCCGATCACGAGGCTTATATAGCCGGGGCAAAGGCCGGTCAGTTTCTTGATACTGTGGCGCAGGATTTATTAGATGGAGAAAAGGAAGACTTAAATATCATTCCGGTATTTTATCGCCGCGCGTTTATCGAGTGGAAAACAAGAGATGACGGAGGTGGATTCGTTGCTGAGCACTCTGTTGCTGACGCTCTCAACATGCCCACAGAGCGTGGAGAAAAAGGAGACATTCTCTCAAATGGGAACCAACTTGTTGATACTAGATATCACTATGTGATACTAGTGCGGGCGGATGGTACCTTACAACCTATGGTCCTTACAATGACCAGTACCCAGGTGAAGAAATCAAAACGCTTGAACAGCGATCTTGATTTACAGATCCGCGGACAAAACTTGAAAGCCACATTCCAGACATTGTATAACATCACCACAATTGGTGAGAGCAATGAGCATGGAACATGGCGAGGCTGGCACATCAGCCGAAATGGATTAGTCAATAAACAGGCACAGTTAGATGCTGCGGTTGGCTTTTACAAGGCGATCAAGTCCGGTGACGTCAAGGAGGCCACCGACTCCTTGGATCCATCCGGCAGCACCGACGAAGACGGCGGCAATCCCGAGTTCTAGTTGGTGTTTTTAATGGGCCTTACGTGATGTAGGGCCCTTCTTTCTTGACCGGGATGGAAAATGGAGAACTATGTAGAAAAATTACAAACTCTTTTTGGTGGACTTGATCGCGCACACGGCACCTACAAGATTGATGAAAGCATAGATGGAGATAAGATAAGTGGACAGGCAAAGACAATAGCGACGCCTCCCACTGCTGAAATGTGGGAACTCCATTTAAAAGGTGAACGAAGTCTTGGCATCATCCCAATACGTGAAGATGGTACAGTCAGCTGGGCTTGCATCGATATCGACTCTTACAAGAGTGATGTTTGCCAAGCATCCGTAGACTTCATAAAAGAGTACTCTTTACCCTTAGTCGTTTGCCGAAGTAAGAGCGGCGGCGCACATGTATTTATATTCTTTCAAAACCCAACACCTGCAAAGAGCGTCGTTAAGAAGCTCGCGCAGTTTGCCAAAGCAATGGGCTTTGATGGAGCCGAAATATTTCCTAAGCAAATATCAATCAAACCTGAAGAGTTTGGAAACTGGCTCAATATGCCCTACTTCGATTGGGAGATATCGACAAGGTATGGACTCGATGCTGATGGAAAATCGTTGGAGTTACCGGATTTCATTAAGTATGCTGAAGGCAAAAAGGTAACCTTCGAGACATGGAAAAACCTGACGGTGCCAGAGCTTGAACATCCATTCAGCGATGGCCCACCCTGCCTGCAAGCTCTAGCAAAAGTGAAGGTTGGGGAGGGTGGCAGGAATAATGCCCTTTTGCAATTTGGAGTATATGCAAAACTCAAATATGGAGAAGATGAATACCAAGATAAAGTAGCTGAATATAATCAATTGTATTTCACTCCTTCCATAGGTCAACGGGAGATGAACGACACAATCTTTAAGTCATTAAACAGACGTGATTATGGCTACATCTGCACTCAGCAACCGCAGGCATCACACTGCAATAGAACGGCATGCCTACGAAGGCGACACGGAATCGGAGGGGCTGCGGATGAAGAGTTTGAACAGGAAATGGAATTGCAAAACCTCCGCAAGCTGATTTATTTTACACCCCAGGGTGAACCATTAGACGACGAACCCGAATGGGAATTGACAATTAAAGGTCGCACTATTCGCTTTACCACAGCGCAGTTAAAGAATCAGCCACAGTTTGCTGAACGGTGCATCAACAAGTTGAATATATGGCCACCTCCACTCCCAGTTCCTAGGTGGAGAGAACTGATGCAAGGACACCTTACAAACTGTGAACAAGTAGAGATACCGTTTGAGACTTCGCCTCCCGCCCAAACCTTAGAAGATTTAAAAGCGTATATCTCTCGTAATGCCCACGCAAAGAATAACCTAGATTTGTTAAATGGTCTTGCACTGAAAAAGGATGACTGTTACCGTTTCCGTTTAGAGTCATTTGTTGAGTTTATTCGTGATAAATCTAGAAATCTTGTCAATATGAAAACCATAGCTGACCATCTAGATTTACTAGGACTCAATCGCAATAAGACAACCGCCAGACAGGGTGCTGACCACGTGTCAATAGTGTGTTGGGAAATTGGCATCAAACAGTTAGAGGTATTTGAAGAACAAACATTTGAACAAGAGCAGCAAGACGCCGCGTTCTAATGGAAAAGAACTTAATACTAGGTCCGCCAGGGACGGGTAAGACGACAACATTGATCAATATCGTATCTGATCTATTAGATAAAGGAGTACCCCCTCAACGTATCGCCTACGTCAGTTTTACAAGGAAGGCGGCAGAAGAAGCTCGTGATAGAGCTCGCACTCAATTCGATTTACCCAAAGCGGCTTTCATTAATTTTAGAACCCTGCACAGCCTTGCCTATCGTGAACTTGGTTTAAGTGTGAGTGATGTCATGCAGCCCAACCATTGGGATGAAATTGCAGAGGCCACCGGACGTCGTCTTTCAGCTAATGGGTTTACAGACGGTGTTGGTCCTGAGGATGTAATAAGTTTTCATTTGCATTTGGCTAAGGCTATGTGTCGTTCTTACGCTGAGCATTTCCGCACAATCGCTGGATCGTTGTCCAATCGTAAATTCAACTTTGGTGCGCTCAACAGGGGCGGAGGGTTGGATGAGTTTGTCAAGCTCGGTGAGTTCATTGACAAGTATAAGGATAAAGCGGCCCTACTTGATTTTAGTGATATGCTTATTCATGCCTCGAACTGTGAACCGCTTGATGTGGATTACGCGATAATAGACGAGGCTCAAGATCTTTCAAGATTGCAGTGGAAGTTCTGCAAAGCCATATTTTCTAAATGTGATACAATATGGTGCGCGGGAGATGACGACCAAGCTATCTACTCGTGGGCTGGTGCGGATCTCTACACGTTTCGCCACATGGATGCCTCACGTACTGTCCTTGAGCATTCGTGGCGTCTACCACGCAATGTGTGGCAGACAGCGTGTGGTATTGTTGACATGATTGAGGACAGGTACGAGAAAAATTGGGGTCCACGCGACGCTGATGGGTTATATCAAATGGTTTCTGATTTAAGTGACTGCCCGCTGGACAACGATGAAACCTGGTACTTACTGACCCGCACCAAATCTCAACAGCAAGGCATGGTTCACTGGTTGCGCGGTCACGGATATACCTACTTGCGAAATGGTAGACATTCTGTAAAAAGTGAACACTTGAGTCTCGCGAAAGCATGGACGAGGCTTAATAAGGGCGGGTATGTTACCGCAGGACAAGCGGTGTCTATATATGAAAACCTGAGGGATGATCAGTTAAAGAAAGGAGCGGTAGAGTCAGTTAGTGGTTTGGAACCTGACCAACGAATAAAGATGCAGAGTTTAATTGATAATCATGGTTTGAAAGTCCAAGGCGGTATCTGGCACGAAGTGCTCACCATCGACTATATTGACAGTCAATATTACAAAGCCGTTAAAGATAGGTTTGGTACTGCGGCGTTGGTTGATCCACCCAAGATTGAAATAAGTACCATACACGGTGTCAAAGGAGGTGAGGCCGATAACGTCTACTTCAGTAATTCAATGGGCCAAAGACCATACCGTAACTTTAAGGCTGGCTATACTCGAGATGATGAAGCTCGTATCTTCTATGTGGCGGCGACTAGAGCGCGGAAAAGACTGTATGTGAAACCGAGTTTGCAATGCTCATTTCCGCTTCCACCGGAGTAAATCATTTTATTCAAAACTTGCATTTTTTATAGACAGGGTGTATTATGTGAGTTATAGGATAAGTTGGTTATCCTATTTAAGAAAGGAGTAACGAAAATGAACATTGATTTTATATTTGGCTGGACAATGACTGTATTGTTTTTCGGTTGCCCATTGTTCTTTGTCGGATGGATCGCATGGAAAGTTATTGCAAAGCTCATCCCATTTCGTGGGAGGTAATATCATTTTATTCAAGCCTTGTAATAACTCTATAAGGTGCTAGTATTATTAGACAGTGGCGCAATTTGTCGCCATTGAACCTAGAAAGGAGCATAGTATGTCAAAGTTAAATCTTATCTTACATTGCGGAGCCTCATCGGTAGGCCGGAAGGAATTGACGAAAGTCAAGCTGCCTAGTGTTACCAAAAGTTTCTGTCCTATTAATCACGATTATTTCGTTGACCTGGTTCAGGACAAGCTCGAGGACCGCAACCTTCGTGTTATGAGTGAAGCTCACGGGCTTACCAAAGACGGCGCTAATTATTTCGGCATGTTTGAAGTTCGCGGGAATGACGCTCATGAAGATTACTCCACTGTTATTGGTATGCGCAACTCACACGTGAAGTGGTTTGCGGCATCCATTGCAGTGGGTGGTGGTGTATTCGTTTGTGATAACCTTGCCTTCTCCGGCGAAGTTGTCGTTGGACATAAACATACCACCAATGTTCTTGAGTTTCTTCCAAATCGTATTGAGAGCGCGATGGACGGCGTTATCAAATTAGACGCGTTTCAGGGTGAGAGGTACCAGGCGTACAAGGATCGTGGTTTTGGTGATCGTGAAGCCGAGTTTACCATGGTGGAACTCTTTCGTGCCGGCGTCCTAAATACTCGCAGCCTGCCCAAGGTTGTCACTGAATGGGATATTCCTTCCCATGAAGAGTTTAGCGCAGCCAATATTTGGAGATTCTTCAACGCATGTACTGAGGCGTACAAAGGATTGGATCCTTACAGCCTCCAACGTACGACTTCAAAATTGCATGAACATTTAGATGTGATGTGTGACGTGCCCGCCTTGGAACTTGAGGCGGCTTAGTAGTAGCTTGTGTGTTGCCCCGTCCTTGCGGCGGGGCTTTTTTAAGAAAGGAGTGAACTATGTCAGATCTCA